AATCTCCGCTATTTTGCCGCTAGCGCTTCTCGTCGGATCAGCGCGCGTTCATCACGATTCGACACACAAGAAGGCAGTTACAGAGACGGTTTTTCTACGTGCTGACGGCAAGCCGCTACGCGTAGCCGACATCTCCGCGCCGCGCAATAGGCGACTAGCGGACGAGAGTGCTAAGAACGCAATCCTGGCGTATCTCAAGAAGCTGGACAACGGAAAGGTAGCGAAATAAATGGAAACCGAGCGCTACACTATCCCGTTCGTCGGCAATCGCTACTGCGGGCCAGCGGCGCTGGCGTACGTGACGCGCACCGATCCTAAGTACGCGGCAAAGGTGCTACGCGAAGTGAGCGGCCGTCGCGCAATCATCGGCGTACGCGCATACGAGATGACAGAAGCTCTAAAGCATCTCGGCCTAGGATACAAAGCTATGACGATAGCGGATCGCATAGTAAGCCGTCGCCGCACTAATGGATGTAGGCTGATCCCTCAGAGTCTTTGCCAGTGGCTAGACACATTCCAGCCAAACGCGGATGAGGAATTTATAGTCAATGTCACCGGGCACTACCTCGTGATTCACGGCGAACGCTACTACGACAACGGTTGCCATCTCGGTAAGCCGGTCTCAGCGTGCCCGCACTTGCGCAAGCGAGTCAAGAATGCGTGGAGGATTGGCCGCAATGAGAGCCAAATTTGCGCGTGAGCAGATGCCGGCATTCTGTTCGAAGTGTCTCAGCCCATTCCTGGCGAGCCGAGCGCGTGATGGATTCTGGCCGAAGTTCCTATGCCGCGCATGTCGCAAGGTCTGTGATCGCTGGTAGCTATGGACTGGGAAGACGTTAAATTTCTGCTGTTGATATTCGGCGGCTTCGCACTCGGATGGTTAGTGATAATGGTCTGTGTGTTCTTAGCGACGCACGCGCTAGGCCTGTACCCATGAGCCTAGTCGTTTGTTACGACGACGCGGGGCGCTGGTATCAGTCGCCGTCCGGCGTCTGGTATCCGAGTGTCACGACTGTTCTACGCGTGCTCTCAGATCGTGCTATTGCGAAATGGCGCAAGCGCGTTGGTGAAGCCGAGGCGGATCGAATCTCTGAGCACGCTTGCACTCGCGGCACAGCAGTACATGAAATCCTCGAAGAGTTTTGCCTCGACAAGCCGATACCGCGCAAGAGTGCCGAGGCTAATAGCATGGCGGCTCAGCTTGTGCCGATTATCAGACGCAACATAGGCCGCGTGTATCGATCCGAATCGCAGCTATGGAGCGACAAGCTCAGGATTGCTGGCCGGTGCGATCTCATCGCCGACTGGCGCGGCGTGCCGTCGATCATCGATTTCAAGACAGCGCGCAAACCGAAGCGTGAAGAGTGGATTAAGGGCTATCTGGCGCAAGCGTGTTTCTACTCCGTCGCCTACTGGCAGCGGGCGCGGCATCAGGCCGTGCAGTCCGTTATCTTAATCGCCACTGACGACGGCCAGCCTCAGGTATTTGTCCGTCCGGCGCGGCCTTACTACGACACGCTTGTAAGCGCCAGGGCGAAGTTTAGCCGCGTCTATTGGGACGCGCCGCGTCTGACTCCAGTCGCCGCGTAGCTCACTTGCCGGCCAGGAGAGGAGCCGACGCCGAGGATCGAGGCTCTTATTAGTCACTGAAAACGTAACGCACCGTAACGCGTACATTTTGTCTTTAAATGTCGCTCTTACAGGACATGACAAGACAGAACATCACACTATCTTTAGCCGGTGTCATTTTTTTGGTTTCAAACCTTCACGGCATAGCGTACGATTCAGGTGGACAGAACTGCGCCGAGCCTGATCCTCTGGCCGGCATCAATCAAAAGAGAGACCTACAATGGCAACAAACAAGACAGTAAATCGAGTAACCCTGGTCGGTCGCCTTGGCAGAGACGCCGAGACGAAGTTTACGCCTGGCGGCGCGGCGGTTACGCGGCTATCCGTTGCGACGGAGCGTAGCTGGAAGGACAAGCACACGGAAGAGTGGAAGTCTGAGACGGAATGGCATAACGTCACGATGTGGCGGCAAGAGAAACTTGCTTCGTACCTTACAAAAGGTTCTAACGTCTATGTCGAAGGCCGTTTGCAGACACGCTCGTACGACAAAGACGGCGAGAAGCGGTGGTCTACCGAAGTTATCGTAGAGCGAATCATCCTTCATGGATCGGCCAGCGGCAACGGTGGCGCCCAGTCTGGCACCGACACAGAGAGCTACGACGGCGGTACGGCCGGCGATGACGACGTGCCCTTCTAGCCCGCGCAAGCCAAACAGAACAACCATAACCATAAACGCGACGGCCTCGGTTGAGCTTCACGGTTCAGCCGAGGCCTTTTTATTTCGTCGTGCCTGTGGACGCAAAACACAGAGAGCAAGTAAATCGAACGGGCCGCGCCGTCAATCGCGGGAGTCGGAAGGTGAAACAAGGATGTTTGGACAGTTTCTTAGAGGGCCGCTCTTCGAGGAGCATGAAGCGGGTAACGGCGGCGGCGGAGGTACGCCAGCGGCGTTTAATCCTGACGAGTTTTCAAAAGCTCTTTTGAAGCAAGTTAACGAGACGATTAACGGGGCGTTGGCGAAGCATAAAAAAGAGTCGGCAGCGGCCAGCAAGGGCGCCGGCGAGAGCGACGAAGAGCGTCAAGCTCGCGAGGAGAAAGAGCGCGCCGGTAATCAAGGCGGCGAGAAGGTCGATCCCAAATTTGCCAAGCTTTCGCGCGACTTCGAAAAGCTGACGACTCAACTTGAGCAAGAGCGCGAAGGCCGGAAAGCCGCCGAAGACAAAGCCAAAGAGGATAGGCGGCGCGGCGAAATCAAGGGCAAGCTGTCCGAATACGAGTATGTCAAGAAGACTGGCGCTGAGTCGGCTTTCAAGGCTCTTCAGGGGGACATTTCGTACAACGAAGACGGCGAGCTTGTCGGGCCGAAAGGCGAATCATTTTCTGAGTACATAGAGTCTCAGATGAACGAGACACTCGATACGTTGCTTGCGCCTCGCGAAAAGGGCGGAAGCGGCGCATCTAGCAAACGCGGCTCGGCGGCCGGCAAAGATGAGATCGACATGGACGACATCAGGCCGGGAATGAGCAAAGACGCAATCGAGAAAGCGCGTAAGAAGATTGCTAGTGTGTTGGGCGACGCCCTACGGGGCCGCTAATCACAGCGCGCGACAAAGCAGTTAGAAAAAAACGAAAGAAGGTTTATTGTAAATGGGTATTATTACAAGCACTAACGTAGCTAGTGCGATTGTAAAGCTCGTCGCGGCTGAGGCATTACCGGCGCTTGTGGGCGAACTGGTAATGGGCAACTTGGTGAATCGCGACTATGAGCCGGTTTTGGCTCATACTGGCGACACGGTTAACGTGCCGATTCCTCCGTCCCTCGTGGCCAACAACATCGCTGAAGGCGGATCGGTTCAACCCCAGAATCCGAACCTTGGCAACGCCCAGATTGTGCTTAACACGCACGCTGAGGCGACATTTCAGATTCCGGACGTTACGAAGTCTTTGGCGTTTCCGGAATTGCTCAAGGCGTACATGCAACCGGCTGTTATCGCCATTGCCGCGCGCGTTGAGCATGATCTACTGGGCCTCTACGGGCAATTCACGGCAAACACGCCGCTTGGTACGGCTGGAACGCCGATTACCGAGGGCGTTCTCGATTCCGTGGAAACGACTCTCTTCAGCGCAATGGTGCCGCCGTCCGTGCAGAAGTACTTTATCTGTGACTCAAGCACCTATAGCGTAATTCGTCAGATTCCGCGCTTCAGCGAATATCAGAACTCGGCCGAAGCCGGCGTTAAGGCGTTGATCGATGGCACCATCGGCAAGCTGAAGGATCAGTTCATCTTCAGATCCCAGTACGTGCCTGTCACTTCAGGCTCGACGCCGAACATTCACAATCTCGGCTTCGCTCGTGATGCAATGGGCCTGATTATCCGGCGTTTGTCGCAACCTCTTCCGGGCACCGGGGCCGTCGCCGAATATGCCGAGATGGGTAACTTCGGTATGCGCGTCGTGATGAGCTATCAGCCGAACACCTTGACTCAACAGTTCACCGTCGATATTCTTTACGGATGCGGCGTCCTGCGTAACAACTTCGCAGTGCAAGTGAACTGCTAGTCTCGTCAATCTCAGTCTTTCAGTTTTCAGTCAAACGCCGCGTTACTACGCGGAATAAAAGCGCCTTGAGCGCTTAACCAAAACAAAGCGGATCGGGCGGCCCGCATTATAAGCCGCCCACTCATTTTATTCAGCGGAGAAAACCTAAGGTGCAAGTAAAACAGTATTGGCAGCTTGTTCGCGAAAAGCGCTCTACGCTTACCGGCGAAGATCTAATGATGGTTTCGGTAGAAGACACGACCACTGGCGCGCGTGGCGGCGTCATGGTTTCAATGTCGGCGGACAATGCGGCCGTATCGCTCGTCAAAGGAACGCACGTGATCGCTACTGACGAGCAGATCGCGGCGCATGAAGAGCAACAGAATCGAATCCGGCAAGCGATCCTTGAGCAAGACGCGAAACGTCGCGGCCTGGACGTTCTCGCCGGCGCGTTGAATCGCACGCAAGAGTTGCCAAAGAAGGGCAAGTAAAGAGGCCTGGCGATGCCACTATATACCGACTCGGATCAGGTTACGGCGAACTTACTGAATCAGTTCGATTCAGAGGTTTCGGCAGTTGCATCGGCCGCCAGCATCGTACTCGAAGGTCCTGGTAGCATCGCGCGGCGCGCGTGGTCCGAGTGTGCCGATATCCTGCTACACAATCTGACTCAATTTAGCGGTGACGTTTTTATGTGGCCGAGTGCCATTAGCTTATCCGGCGCGTTCTCGGCCGCACATCCGTGTATGCGGCTGAATCAAGTCGTGATTAGCTCTCCGTACGCAAATGACTCTGGCACGATGCTTAATTGGATGCTCTACAGGGCGCTCACCCTTCTTTACGAAGAGGCAAGCGGGCGCCTCAAAGGGGATCGCTACCAGATAAAGCAGGATAAGTACGAAAAAGCGGCGATGCGTACATTCCGTTCGCTCTTCGCGCAAGGTATCCCGTACCAGTCACTGCCGTTGAGTGCGCCTGGCGCGAGCCATGATCCCCTGGCCGGCAGTTGGCAACCCCAGTACCCTGATTTCTCTCCACTCGGCTATGTCACCGGTGGCACATCGACAGCACAGCAAGAGCTAGCGGTATGTATGACGTGGGTAGATCAGTCAAACTATGTTAGCCCAACGCAACGCGGAAACGCCGAGAGCGCCCCGTCGGTTCAGTACAACTGTCTGGTGCCCCCAGGAAACGTTCTTAAGTTGGATTGGACCGGACTCGTGCCGCCTGATCCTACGCTTTACCACGGCGGCGTCGCAGACGGCATCTATACGTCCCGCAAGGCTACCGGCTGGAATCTGTACGCCGGCTTTAGCGGCGGCGCGTTGTCGCTTCAAAACAGCGCGCCGCTATCGCTCTCGCAGCAAGAATACGTGTTTGCGGATACGCCTACGCAGTGGGGCGGACAGCCGCCGCAAGGTCAATTCCCTGATCTGCGCCAGTCACTAACTAAAGTTCTCGTCAGAGTGTAAATGTCAAATGCAACGCTCGCTGGCATCGCGAAGGACCATGACGGGTATATCACGTCAGTAATTGAGTCATTTCAGCGAGAGTTATCGTCAATCCTTGCCGCTGCCGAAGCTCGGCTACAAGCCGATCTGAGAGAGATGCTTGTTTTGGACGATAAAGGGCGCGTAATTCGCTCTGTCGGGAATGCTCAGGCCCTTAGGTCGCTTGACGACCTATTTATGCAAGAGCTTGACAAGTGCGGCTATCAGCATTTGCTTGACGCCTTTGTGAATCAGTTTCCGCAACAGTTTGCCTTCTTCCAGCGGACCCTAGACGCGCTGTCGTCAAGCATGGCTGAGCCGCTTCCGAGAATTGCTTTTACGCCGCGCGATCTTCAGGTATTTCAGGACTACGGCTTAACGCAAAGAGACGTAATGACGAGCGTTGTCTCAAATGTGGCGGCAACCGCCAATAACCGGATCTTGCTTTCTTACGGTGGCCTTCCGTTTAAGGAATTGGTAGGCACACTCGCTGTAGCGCTCCATAAGTCGATACCCGAGAGCGCCGGAGTCGCGGAGACGGCAACGGCAACGTTCTATCGGATGATTACAGATATCGGCTTCAAGAAAATCGAGGACGATTTGCCGAGCATGGAGATGCTCTACCGGTACTTCGGGCCTGACGACAAGGTTACGCGGCCATTCTGCAAGCATCTACTGGAATGCGATCAGAAAACATGGACGCGCGCTCAGATAGATGAGATGAATAACGGTCAGTTGCCGAATGTATTTCAAACATGCGGCGGCTTCCGTTGCCGCCATTGGTGGTTGCTGGACACAGCGGCGATACTGGCGAGTGCCGCGTGAGTAGCGCGACATTCAAGACAAAGCGCGGCAAAGATCCGGTCGAGTATATCCTCGATCTAAAACAAGCGGCTCAGCCGACGCAGGGGGATTTACTCTTTGCGGTGGATGGACAGCGTACGCGGATCTTAGATCGAACGGCTAGGGGTGTTGACGCGTATGAGCAAGCCTTTGCGCCCTATTCTACAAAGGGGCCGTATTACTACTATCCAAACGGACGCCTTGGATCGACAAGGAGCGCCGAGGGACGCAAGCGCAACTACGAGGCCGCGAAACGGCTACACACGAAGCTGAACGCAGGCAATCGCGGCACACCCCTAGGCCAGGTAACGCCGGGCGGCGCGATCAAATTTGAGAGCTACGCGCAATTCAAGCAGTCGTTCGGACGGCTCACTGTTGACTTACTCGGCCCGCGCGCGCCTCATATGCTTCAGGCGCTAGTGACTGTCGTCCGGAGTGCGACTGAGATTATTCTCGGCATCTACGGCGACGAAGGCAAACGAGCGAGCGGACATAACGTAGGGACAAAGACGCTGCCGAAGCGCGAGTTTGTGGCGGCGAACGAAGAGGATAGGCCAAAGATGGCGAACGATATCAAAGCGCGGATACTTCGGCGCCTAAAGGATGCACAACAGCGATGATAAGCGTCAGTAATTCAGCGGGCAATGTGGCTCGCAATCTCGTACAGGGCGTGCTGGCTGCGCCGATCTCAGGATTTAACGATACTTTCGCGAATATCCTCAACGGAACCGGAACGCATCTACCGACACTCACTTTTGATCTCTCGGCGCCAGTAACAGCGAGCTTTAGTATCGGTCGCGTCGCGCCCGGAGACCTCGAAGAGACAACGCCAATGACTTACCCGTTTTGCTGCCTGTATGTAGACAGGGCGCTAAACCTGAACGAGCAAAAGTTTCAGCAGTTCTCCGGGACGGTCACTATCGGGCTCGTGTTCTGGCTTCAGGACATCAGCACTAAGTACACAGGAAATCTCGAAATCTACGCTGACTGTATCGAGGCGACACTCATTGAGGCATTCAATGGGTACGACATCAGCGAAGGCGGCGTAAGTTACGCCGGAGAAATATCGGTGCAGCGCGGTCAGCTACTAGCGAACGCGGACGGCTGGATATTAAGCGTGCCGTCACTCTTGACGTTTCACGTCAATATTTAATTCTTTTGGAAGGTGAATACATGACAAGTAGTCAATACCGCTTCGTCGGTACTGAGTGCGACATCGTAACAGATACAAAGACGGGTAAGAAGGTGGCGTTTAAACTCTTCGGCCAGTCCGCGATTTTGTCCGATGACATCGCACGCGATGCCGTGTTGCACGGAAGGGCCGCGATTGTTCCGGCAGAAAAATTTCCGGCAAGTATTACGGCGGATGAGTTAAAGCGATACGGCACGCCGAGATCGCGCGAGGGAGCCTTGCCGCAAGAGTTTGTGGTCAAGCTTCGTGAGGCGTGGGCCGCGCTTGCCGCCTATCGCCAGTCATTACTATCGCCGCCGGTGCCGGCTAAGGCCGAAGCGGTAGCAAAGCCGGTGCTGGTCGCCGAGAAAGAAGGCAAAGCGTAATGGCTAACCGAATAATGACTCGGAATGAGTTCCTTTACTTGTATGGGGCTCTTCCATTAAGCACTACCGGCGCGCTTGCGTGGCCAAACTTGCCGACAAGCGGCTCAACACCGGCGCCTACTGTTGGCAACGCGTGTAAATTCACGCATCTCAAGTTTCCCAAAAAAGAGGAACTAATCCGCCGTCCTGACAAAACCGGATCGCGTACCGTTCCCGCCGGCTCGCCGGGGCCGCGCTCGGCGAATTGGCAGATTGACATGTCGCTCGCCGGCAATGGCGTGGGCGGCATTGTCCCCGACTCTGATCCGCTCCTAGTCTCGCTGTTTGGCGCACCAGCGACGGTAGCGAGCGGCGTAAGCGTAACCTATTCGCTAACGGACTCACTGTACTACCTTAGCGCGATGTCGTTCCGACAGCCGGCTACGGCCAATCAGCGCGCCCTTGCTGGCGCTCTCGTCACATCGGCCACATTCAATTTCGGCGCCGGCGTCAATATTGCGAGCGCATCATTTCAAGGTGTTGCGCCTTGGATAGTCGACTCGTTCACACTGCCGACGGCCGCCGCTGCCGACTCGTTCGGATGGCACGGCATGGCGTATCCCAGTCAGCCATCGTCGCATGCTACTAACGGCAATGCCGTTACTGGTTTCCTCGGGGCAGTGTTGGTTAACGGTCAGACCTACGCCAACTTTAAGACTGGGCAAATCAAGCTCGACACTGGCGTCGATCTCTCCGAAGTGTTCGGATCGTATTACGGCGGCACGCCTGAAGCGAGCGAGCGTAATTTCACCGCTCAGTGCTCGATCTACGATCAAGACGACTCTACAACGCAAGCGCTGTACGCTATCGCTGAAGCCAAGACGCCGGTAACCGTCGTCTATCAGTTCGGCAATGTGGCGGGTAACACTTGGACGCTCACGCTGAACGGCGTTCAGTTTGCGTGTCCCGACATCGACGATAGCGGCAAGTCGTTCGTTGCGAATTTCGGCGACTCGCAAGCGTCAGGCAACGGAGACGACGAAGGCTCGCTGACAATCAGCTAGTCGCGCCGAATTCCCCTATACCGTAAGCAGTACACGGCCGGTGCTTTCTTAGGCATCGGCCGTCATTTTTATTGGAGACAAAACACGTGTTGAATATCACTTCTACAGTTGTCGTGGAATCAAAGGCCGTTCCGGGCGTCAAGTACACGCTTAAGAAAATGACGGAAGGCCGCCGCATTAAGCTGCGTGCGCAGATCGCGAAGCCGGCGCGCCGTCTAGTAGAGATACTCGGGGACATCGAGGCCGAGCGCATAGCCCTCGAATATCACATGCAGCAAAAGAAACTCGCCGAAGAGAACGGAATCGACTTCGCCGAGACCTACAATCTCACACGCGTCAGTGAGCTTGTCACAGAGCGTGACACTCTCGATAAGGACGAGATCAGGCCGGCCTATTTGCGATGGGGCCTGAAATCGGTTGACGGCCTGACAATCGACGGCAAGCCAGCCGATGCAGAGAGCATCATAGAAAACGGATCTGACGAGGCGATTAAGCTCTACGAGGAAATGATAGCCGAAATTTACAAAGCCGCTGGCCTCACGGAGCGTCAAGAGGGGGAATCCGTGCCGCCTACCACTTCGGCAGACTAGGCGGCTGGCAAAACGAAGAGTTTCAGTGCTCTCCCTGTAAGGCCGCTCAGTTACACCAGGGGCGTAACTGTATGCGCTATTTCCCGCAAGACGCGATACCGGATCGACAGCCGTGCTGGAGTGCCGTTTATAGCACCGAAAAGGGTACCTCATACGAGATAGAGGACACCGAGCTTAGCGAGTGTCCGGCTTCATTCATCTCAGCCGACGCCGCCGAATTCGTATCGATCATCAATCGAGCCGAGCTAATCAAAGAGACGCACGGGGCGTCTTTCTTTGGCGGCGATCTTAATCAATGGCCGAGTGTGTTAGTGGACGCAGTAGCAGCGTATCAGGACGAGAAAGGGAAAGAGCATAACGCGCACATGGAAGCGCTTATGCGGGAGCGGGAACAAAAATAAATGGCGGACAACGTAGAGCTACTTTTTAAGATCAACGCCACCGGGCAAGAGGCGCTTGACCAGGTTGCGGGCGTCGTCAAGAGTATCGGCGACAAAACCGGCGCGACTTCCGGACAACTTAAGATACTAGATACAGCGTTACGCGGCTGCATCTCTTCGGGCGATTCGCTCGCTCAGGCGCTTAAGGCTGTGTCTCAGTCTGAGGATACGCTCAGTAAGAATATCGTAAACGCCGCGAAAGAATTCTCTAAGCAAGCCGCCGAATCAGAGAGAGCGGCCGAGCGGCAAGCGTCGGCATCACAGAGGAAAGCTGAGGCCGAAGAGAACGCGTGGCGCCGAATTCAGAAAGCGCACGAGTCGGCGCTCCGTGAGAACGAACGACTGGGAAAAGCTCAAATAGCGAGCGCTCAGCAAACCGGTAACGCGATCAGTAACGCTATATCGTCGCCGCTAAGCAGTGTCGCCGCCACAGCTAGCCGCGTTGCGGCGGCCCTAGGCCCTGTCGGTCTGGCGATTCTCGGCATTGCTACTGTAGGCACCCTCGGCACGAAAGCACTCTACGATTTCGCTGCGGCTCAGGCGTCGGCCGCACACGATACCGCAAATCTCGCAATCCGCCTAGGCGTCACTGGCGGGCAGGCCGCTAACCTGTCGGCTGAAGCGAAAGTAGCGGGCGTCAATATCGGCTCGCTGCAAAGCGCCGTACGTACTCTAAGCGCCGCGCTCGAAGATCCGACACTGAGCGGAGCAAAGGCCGCCGCTGGCCTGAAAGATATCGGCGTAGCGATCTACGACGCGAACGGACAAGAGCGCGAAATGGGCGCGGTTTTGCTTGACGTTGTAGACAACCTATCGAAACTGACGAGCCACAGCCGCGAAGCATTCGACGCACAGCGGATCTTAGGCAGGGGCGGCGCAAAAGAGCTTGAACCGCTCATCGATCAACACAAGCAAATAGCGAGTGAATTACAAAAGCTCGGCATCCATTTCGACGATGATCTGATTAGTAAACTGACTGACGCCGATAAACAGGTGCAGGCTATCAGCGTTTCTTGGCAGCTTGTCAGGGAGCAACTCGGCAAAGATATCGGCGAGATCGTTATTCCGGTAGTTTGGAAGCTGATAGGGCCGTCCGATCACAGCGGCGACGCACCGGCGCCAGGGTCTGACGGCAAGCCGCTTACTGTAGCTGACGCATCCGCGCGGCGCAATGGCTACGGCACAAAGGCGCCAGCGGATCTGAACTCAGGAGCTAATGGCGACGTACTCGCTTATCTTCAGACTCAAGACAACGCTGATTTTAAGCGCGCTCAGAAAATCACCGGTGACTATGAGAAACACTTCGCTGATACGCTCGAAGGCCTAACGGCCGCGCTAAAAAAAGCGCAAGACGATCTTAAAGAGCATCAGGGCAAGATCGTTGCCGGCGATATCACAAATCCGAAAGCGGCACAAGCCGAGGTAGACGCCGCAAAGAAAGACGAAGCCGAGATAGATCGGCTTCAGAATCAGATCCGCAACCTTCGCGGCGGTCGTAGCCAAACAAATTCGGCCGAAGCACTATTGAACGAGCTAGCCGAGCGTGGCCTTAAGGCTCAGTATCCGGCGTCCGAATATGGGCGCGTACCGGAGCTTCTAGCGCAACGCCAGCAGTATCAGTATCGCCTGAACCACGACGAAGGACTGACGGCCGCTCAGCGCACCAATTTCCTGCATCGCTACGATTTCGAAAAGGGCGGCTATTCCGATCAGGCAATCGAGGCAATTCAGCAGTTACTAGCCAAGCGCTCCGATGAGGCCTACGGAACACAAAAGATCATCACGGGCGGCAAGCTCGAAGACGTTCAGTCAAATGCTTCGCTACAACAGCGCCTCGCCGAAATCGGCGGCGGCAAACAGGAAACGCGCGCCGATATCGAAGCGGCTTACCAGCGCCAGCTTGATTTACTGAAACAGATCAAAGCCGCGCGCGAAGCCGATCTTGAGCTACTCAAGGGCGAATCGAACGAAGCAAAGAAACGCAACGAGCAGGAGGAGATCAATAAAACTTACGAGCGAGGCAGGGCGCAAGCGGACGCGCAGCGCCGCCTAGCGGAGGCCGAGTACGATGCACGGCAGCGCGAGTCGGCCCAGCGTACAAACACCGAGCTTGGCAAGCTGAGCGATAACGCGAATGTAGACGCGTTGCGGCAATCGCTCAACAAACAGCAACGTCTAGCCTTACTGCAAAACGACGGCAAAGAGACGCCGGAACTCGTATTGCAGGGCCTGAACGCCCAGCTTGATATTGCGCAGCAAATTTACGCGATCCATTTAAAAGACAACCAATCCATAACGGACGCCGATCAACAGAGAATCGAGAACGCGAAGGCGTACGACACATTGGCGCGCGACACGAATCAAGCGCGTCTGGATGCCGAAATGAAGCTCTTGGAGCTTCAGAAGGAATCGCTCGATAAAGCCAAGCAGCAAGCCGGCGAACTCTATAGCGCCATGCTGAAGGGCGGCAACGGCGTCCAGCAGTTCTTTAAAGGACAGGCTGAGCAGATCGGCAAAAATGCCTTTGAACACGCCCTGGCGCCGGTTATCCAGTCGCTCGGCCAATCGGTAGGCGGAAATGCCGGGCCGCTCTCATTCCTGTTTAAGGGGACAATCCTCGAAGGCGACAAAACCGTCAAGGTGGCGGCCTCGCAGGATCGCAACACCCAAAGTACAGACCTGAATACTCAGGCGACGTACATGCTGTATCAGCAATTGGGCGGCACGGGCACTATTAACGGGGTGACGGGCGCGCCGGTGGCAGCGCCAGTTGCCGCCGCGCCAATTGCAAGCGCCCAGGACGCGCTAGGACGGCTTACCGTAAACGGTAGCAGTGCGGCCTCGGCTAGCGGTCAGAGTCAATTACAGAGCGCGCTAGCGCTCGCATTGGGCGTTTCTGCGGGTATTGGGGCGACGTTCGCGCCGGCGATGAGCGGCCCGCTCTCTCAGCCGTCGCTCAGCGTGCCGTCAAGCTCGGCGCATAGCGGATTTGGCGGCAATGCCGGTAACGATAGATGGGACAACGGCGTAACGCTTCAGCGAGCGCTCGGATTGACGGCTGGCGTCGGCTTGCCGGTACTTGCGGCGCTCAAGCCGCTATTCAGTAGCGGATCGTCTAGCAGCGCATCTGGCGGCGGCGGCAACGATCCGCTGGCGGCGGCGTTTGGCGGCGGCGTCACGAACTCATCGCCTTCCGGTCTATCTGGTTTCTTTAGCGGTGCGCAATCTG